GTAAATGGAAAGGTAACTTAGTTGCTTTACCAAATAATAGAGTAAGAGTAACAAATCCAGCTCTTTGGGTAACAGGAGAAGGACCTCCAGATTTTATACCTAGTCAATGGATTCATAGTAGTGAAGAACATGAAAGTTATACTGATCCAAATATAACTTTTGACAATTTATACAGTAAAGGAGAAAAAAAATGATGGATGGGGTTGAATTAATACAAAAAATACTACATATTATTCGTGAACAAAAGGAGAGTGTTCACGAAAAAGTAACTTCAGGGAACTGCAAAGATTGGGAAGCATATCGGTCGTGCATAGGTCAATTACAGAGTCTGGCTTATGTGGAGCAAGAGATAATCGCTCTGGTGTCACAGGAGGACAGTGACGATGGCTAAAACAAAGCTGTATGTACCTGATAGGTACGCCGATAAAAAAGTGGAGAAGAAAGTAGAAAAGGAAGAGAAGCCTGATTTACAAGTATCCGATGCTTACACCGAAGAAAATAAAAGAGTACTTGATCCAAGTCTTCTTAAAAAATCCGCAAAAGAAAGAATACCGCAACCCACAGGATATCGTGTGGTCGTTATGCCTTTCCAAGGATTTGAAAAATCTAAAGGTGGCATTGTTATTCCCGACGAGACACGAGAAAGAGAATCTTTAGCTACAGTCGTAGCTTATGTGGTCACTTTAGGACCTGATGCTTACAAAGATAAAAAGAAATTTCCTCACGGAGCTTACTGTAAAGAAGGCGAGTGGGTAATTATTAGTAAGTACGCTGGAACAAGAATTAAACTTGCTGATGGCGAAATTAGGATTTTAAATGACGACGAGATTCTTGGAACTATCTTGGAACCAACTGATGTTTTTACAATATAGGAGTGTCTAATGAATGATGAAACAGAAGAAGCAAAAATAGTTGAAGTTGAAGAAGATGTTATTATTGATGAAAGCCAACCGGCTATTGTTGATGTAACTGGCAATGAAACTGAAGCTACTGGTGAGCCCGTCTCTCAAGGATTAAGTGAAGAAGAACTTGATAAAAGAAGAGATAAAACTCAAAAACGAATTAACAAACTTGTTGCTCAACGAAAAGAGTCCGAAGAAAGAGAAGCTGCTGCATTACAATTTGCTCAACAGCAAAAAACGGAAGCTGACGCTTTAAGAGGACAACTTTCTAGTTTAAATACAGGTTACAGTGCAGAAGCATCTAGCAGAATTGATTCTCAAGAATCTCAAGCTAAAGCTGCTTTTAAAGAAGCATATGAAGCTGGTGAAGTTGATAAAATGGCTGATGCTCAGCAAGTAATGGCTAAGATTGCAATTGAAAAAGAAAGATTAAGAATTTTCAAAGGTAATCAAGAAAAACAACAACAAGTAAGACAGGCACAACAACAATATCAACAACAGCCTGGTGCTCAACAACAAGTACAGCAACAACAAGAATATGCTCCTCCACCTCAACCAGATGCAAAAGCAACTGATTGGGCAGAAAGAGATGAGAATAGTTGGTTTGGACAAGATCGTGCTATGACAGCTACGGCTTTTACCATTCACCAACAGCTTGTTGAGGAAGAAGGTTTTGATCCTCAATCTGATGATTATTATTCAGAAATTGACAAAAGAATTAGAACTGAATTTCCGCATAAATTTGAAGGGAAAACTACCCGTACTCAAACAGTCGCTCCAGTATCACAAGGAAAGACTAGCCAAAAGAGTAAAAAAAGTGTTAAATTAACCCCAGCACAAATTTCTGTAGCTAAAAAACTTGGTGTACCGCTAGATGCATACGCTAAAGAAGTTGCAAAAATTGATGCAAGAAATTCATAGAGGTATATGATGTCAGAAGAAAATAACGAATACGAATTTATAGATGCAGAAGCTAAAGAAGCTCCTGCTATAGATAGAAACGCTCGGTCAAACAACACACGAGCCTCTAGCGAACGCCCAGTGCAATGGCGACCACCCAATAAATTGCACGCCCCAACCCCACCCGCTGGTTATGTCCATAGATGGATAAGAGCAGAAGTTCTAGGTTTTGATGATAAAAACAATGTTCATTCAAGATTGAATGAAGGTTATGAACTTGTGCGTGCAGATGAGTATGAGGGTAGCGTCTTTCCAACTGTCGAGGATGGTAAATATACCGGAGTCATTGGTGTAGGCGGTTTACTTCTGGCAAGAATACCAGAAGAGTTCGTTGAACAACGCAAACAATATTACGCTGATCGTGCTAAACAGCAGATGCAAGCGGTTGATAACGATTGGATGCGTGACAACAATCCCGCAATGCCTAAATTTCAGGCAGAGCGGAGTTCAAAAGTAACCTTTGGTTCTAATAAATAGAATCAAAATCTAATAGGAGTAGCTAATGGCTAACAAAGATGCTCCATTTGGGTTAAGACCCGCTGCCTTACTTGGCGGTGGTGCTTACACTGGCGGTCAAAGAGAATATGAAATATCAAATGCTAATACCACTAAGATTTATCAAGGTGATATTGTAAAAGGCCTAGCGGCTGGATATATCGATCGAATGGCTGCCGGAGATGGTGGACTTGTAGTGGGCGTATTTAATGGGTGCCAATTTACAGATTCATCAACAGGTAAACCTAAATGGTCAAACTATTGGACTGGTGATAGTGCAGTGACTAGCACTGTTAAGGCTTATGTCGTGGACGATCCTAATATCATTTGTGAAGTGCAAGCAGACGCTGCATTCACTATAGCTGGCGTTTTCGCTAACTATGATATTGTGGATGGTGCAGGTACAGGAAGTGCAAACAGTGGTATTTCATATGCAGAGTTAGATGTAGGAACAGGAGCAACAACTGCTTCCCTTCCTCTGAAGGCTCTTGCAGTATCTACCAATCCTGACAATGATGATACAGGTTCTACAAACACTAATGTTGTAGTCCTTATCAACAACCATTTCGCTTCTGCTGGTACAACTGGCGTATAATTAGGGAGATAAAACAATGGCTATATCAAGAGCACAACTTGCTAAAGAACTAGAGCCTGGTCTAAACGCTCTCTTTGGCTTAGAGTACAGCAAATACGGAGACGAAGCTGCGGAAATTTTTGAAAGTGAATCATCAGATAGAGCTTTCGAAGAAGAAGTAATGCTTTCCGGATTTGGAGCGGCCCCGACAAAATCAGAAGGTGCAGGAGTTGAATACGACTCAGCAACTGAAGTTTATACAGCTCGATACACACACGAGACTGTAGCAATGGCATTTGCCTTAACTGAAGAAGCTGTCGAAGACAACCTCTACGACCGTCTGTCAAATCGCTATACTCGTGCATTAGCACGATCAATGGCACATAGTAAGCAAGTAAAAGGTGCTTCCATTTTAAATAATGGATTCAACAATAATTTTACTGGTGGTGACGGCAAGGAATTACTTGCAACAGACCATCCGCTTTCTGTTGGGGGGACCTTTTCTAACGAACCAACCACAGCAACCGATCTAAACGAAACTGCTTTAGAGAACGGTCTCATTACAATCAGTCAATTTACTGATGAAAGAGGCTTAATCGTAGCACTTCGTGGCAGAAAACTTGTTATCCCTGCGGAACTTCAATTCGTAGCTGAAAGATTAATGAAATCTGAAGGCCGAGTTGGAACTGCTGATAACGATATTAATGCACTTAGATCATCGGGTGCGATTCCAGAAGGGTACACTGTTAATCATTTCTTAACAGACCCTGACGCATTCTTCATTCTTACAGATGCACCAAACGGGCTAAAACACTTTACCCGTGCACCTTTAAGAACTGCAATGGAAGGTGAGTTTAACACAGGTAACATGAGATTTAAGGCTAGGGAGCGTTACAGCTTCGGATGGTCTGATCCTCGTGGAATCTATGGGTCACCAGGTGCTTAATTAATTAAGTATCAATTCTTTAAAGGGGCTAGGGATGCTTAGCCCCTTTTTTTTATTTGCATTATCCTTTTTTTTTCTGTATTTTATAGATATCCCTAGACGACCAATTAAGGTCGACTTTAACGACTAAGGAGAAAAACAATGGGTCAAACAACTTTTTCCGGACCTATCAAGGCCGGCACAATCAAAGATACCACAGGTACAACGGTTGGCAATGATGTTGCTAATGTTGGTTCTGTCTTAATGGCACAATCAATAGTTATCGACATTATTGGAGCTTCTGCACTAGATCAAGCTGTTGCAGTAGTTCCTGCTAATTCACAGGTGGTAGATGTAATATTAAATGTAACAACTGTTAACAATGATGGTGGCACTGCTACTGTTGCTCTTGGAACAGCTACTGACGCTGACGCTTTCTTACCTGCAACTAATGTTAAAGCTCTTGGAACAACACATGGAACTTTAGATACTGAAGCTACTGATGTTGGTACAACTGATTTAAGAATTTTTGCAGATTTTGTAGCAGGCACTGGTAATGGTGCAACAGGTGCTGCGACTGTAACAGTACTTTACATACAAAATAACAACCTATCTTAGGAGGTATAAATGGCAGGGTCTTACTTAAGACATCAGCAAGGTACAAATGCAACTACAATAGTTGTTGCGGGTGATACCAATAATGCTAATACTGCTGCTAAAGGTACAAACCAAGTTGTTTACTTTAGAGGTATATATTTAGAAGCCGATTCTTCAGATGGCACGGTTGATATTCAATCAAAAAACGCCGCTGGAACATGGACTACTGATAGTACCTTTAAGGTGAATAGCGGAGGTAGTGATAGCTTTTATGCAGATGCAGGTTATAAATTAAAAAGAGGTATGAGGGTAATATCTAGTGCTGGTATTACTAATTGCGTAATATCTTACACAGCCTAAGGAGAAGAAATGGCTATTTTTAAAGAAGCATTAAATCCTTTTGGTAAAGTATTTGGCGATATGTCTGCATCCGGCAGAAACAATCCATACGCTAATTCAATAATGTTTAATGCAATGGGTAATAGATTAGCCGAAGGTAGACAACTAGCAGCTGCAAATAATTTAAGTTATGGCGGTGTTGATGATAATGGTGAGCATATTTTTGCTCCAGCTGGTGTTTATCAACCAACAAAAGCACAAGAAGCAGCACAAGGAATTGCAGGATTACTTGATTCAAGACCACTGCCACCTGATATGGGATTAACGCAACAAGAAGGACCTAGAATTTTTCCACCTACACATGGCGATCCTTTACCACCAGAAATGTTACCAATACCACCTATCGATCCTAATCTTGAAATGATAGGCGGTCCTTTACCAGGACCTCCTTCTTTACCTAATTTTGATTTTGATTATCCTGATCCAGTTCCTGTTGATCCTTATATTCAACAACCAATAACAGATGATCCTTTTCAATATGCTCAATCAGATACTAGAATACCTGATGTTCAAGAAGAACCTCCTATATTTTATGAAGACCCTATAATACCTGACCCTCCAAAGGTTGTTCAAGGTGAAGTACCTGTTGCTGGGTATATTGAACCACCAGTAGCAGTAATGCCTCCAGTAGCAGTAAATGAACCAATTGGTCAACCAATAGATACAGGAACTAATCCATTTTATGCTGGAGCAACAAATGTTGCACAACCACCAAGCATGACTCCAGTAGCACCAAGTTTTAGTTTAGATGTAGGTGTGGGTGGTTACAATACACCGACAAACAATGTAGGTAATATAGGTATGGGTGGTATGGGTGGTTTTAATGTACCGACACCGCCAACAAATAGATTAGATTATTTTGATAATAAAGCAGCTACTACAGCCGCACCTCAAACAACTGCAACACCACTTCCAACTGTTAATTCATTTGCTGGATTTAACGGCTTTGGTGGTTTTGGAGGATTTTAATGGTAGATATACCTCTTAATTTTTTACCAAACATTACTTATGACGCAAATGGTAACATTTTAGTTAACGGAGCTCCTATTCCTGGAACTGGTCCAGTTAATTTAGACCCTCCACCTGGAGATGTTTTAACAAATGCAGCTGGTGCTGCTTATGTTCCATCTGGAAATGCAACTGATTTTGCTGTAGATAGATCAGATGCTGAGGCTGTATTAAATAGTCCTTTTGCACAAACAAATTTATTTAGTGATTCAGATTTAGATGGTTATGCGGATGATACTGGTGATCCTAATTTATTTGAAGATTTACTTTTACAAGGTGCCGATACAAGAAAAGGTTTAAATGATACAGGTGAAGCAATGTATGCTGACCCAAATACAGGTGAGTTATTATCAGAAGAGGATTATTTCGCACTTTATCCTCCTAGTCCGATAACACCCCCTAATGTAACTATTAATGATGATGGAACTAGAGTTAATACTGATCCAGTAGATGGTGTAAAGTATCACTTTGCAGCTGACGGAACTCTTACAGGAGTAACAGATGCAGATGGTGTATTTACAAGTTATGTAGATAATAATGATCCGCCTCCGCCTCCTCCACCACCAGCAACAATAACAACAATGGCTGATATTGCTAATTTTTTAACTGAAGGTGGTTTAGGAAGTACAGCTAATTTTTTTAGAGAAGGAAGTGCAACAGCTGATCAAGTAAGAGATTACTTAAGTGGCGATAGATTAGATGAATTTAATGCTCTTATGGCAGGATTTGATCCAAGCACATATACTTATGAAGGAAATTATTCTTTTAATCCTAATAATCCAGCTTTTGGTGCAGGTTCTGGAAGAGAAACAGTATATGCATATAATCCAATAACTGGTGAAGCTACAATGATGAATGCAGCTGAAGCAGCTGAACTAGGTTATCAAACCTTTACTACTGCTAGAGATTTATTGACAGCTTATCCTCAACTTAGTCCTAACAATACAGAACCCGAACCAACTCCTACAGATACTATTAATTATCAAGATTTATATACAAATCTTTTAAATCAAATAACTAACAACCAACCAACACAAACCACACAAACAACTGACATGTCTGGTTTAATGGGTTTACTTAACTCAATCTACAGACAACCTAGCTATGGTTACGGTGGCGGTATGGGTTATGGTAATCCTTTCTTTGGCGGATATGGTTACGGTTATGGCATGAATCCTTATGCAGGTGGCATTGGTTCTTTCTACGGCAACATGGGTAGTGGATACTCACCTTCAATGTATGGTTCACCTTTCTACGGTATGTATGGTGGTCAAAACTATAATCAAAGACCAATGTATTCAATGCCTTACAACCCTTATTCAACATTGTATAATCAATATTCTTCACCTGGATTTGGCGGAGATATGTATACAACAGATTATCAAAGTTATTTAGATACACCTTTTGAAGGACAAAAATATTCACAGGATTATCAAGATTATCTGAGCACTAATAATCCTTCAGTGTATAACAATCTATTCGGAACAGCATAATGCCTAAACCTACAGCAGCTTCAGTAGATCAAAAAATTGAATCTCATGTTGATGCTTGTAGTGAAAGATATGATGCAATAGACAAAAGACTTTATAGAATAGAATTTATTTTAATAGCAGCATCTTCGAGTGTAATAGGTTTATTATTAAAGTTAGTATTGGTGTGATAATGCCTATATCACGCTCTCAAATGAATAAACAAATACAAGACTCAACTAGAGTAAAAAAATTTAACACAGGTGGATTAGTAAGTTATAATGGTAAAACTATACAACCAGGCACAAGGTCTGGAAATATAGGATGTGGTGCAATAGCTCCTGGTAAAAGAAAATTTACTAAAATAGGATAATGAAATGGCAGTTAGTAATAGTAAAGATTTTGAATTAGATGTTGCTGAATATGTTGAAGAGGCATTTGAAAGATGTGGCTTACAACTACGAACTGGTTATGATCTAAAAACAGCTCAAAGAAGTATAAATCTTATGTTAGCTGATTGGGCTAACAGAGGTCTTAATCAATGGACTGTAAAAGAAAAAATTCAAACACTTACAAAAGGTCAAACAACTTATGATTTACCAGAAGGTGCAATTGATGTTTTAGGTGTTGCAAGCCGTAAAGTTGTAAATGGTAAAGACACAGATACAATTATACAATCAATTGGTCGCAAAGAATATTTACAAATTCCAGATAAAACTGATGAAAGCACACCAAGTCAATATTTTGTAGATAAACAAATTACTCCAAAAATAAAAATATGGCCGACATCAGATAATAATAGCGACAAAATTGTTTATAATTATTTAGAAAGAATTGACGATGCTGATCATGGTCCAAACACCATGCAAGTTCCGTTTAGATTTTATCCATGTCTAGCTAGTGGTCTTGCTTATTATTTATCTATAAAAAGAGCACCAGATAGAACACAATTTTTAAAAGTTATTTATGAAGAAGAATTTAAAAGAGCAGCAGAACAAGATGAAGTAAGAGAAAGTTATCAGATACGACCTTCTATGCGTAGTTACAGGAGGCTAACATAATGTCTTATGCTGCGGGAAAAAATGCTCTTGGTCAATGTGATAGATGCGGACAACGCTATTACTTAAAACAGCTACATAAAGAGTGGAATGGACTAAAAACATGTCCTAGTTGTTGGGAACCAAAACAACCACAGCTAGAATTACGAGTTAATGTAGTAGACCCAGAAGCCTTGTGGGAACCTAGACCAGATAAAGATACGCCTGCGGGCGAGGGTGTAGTAAAAACTACTAAAGTAAATGCTTTTACAGATAAAACTCTTGATCCAATAGGTTATGCATTTTCTGTATCGCAAATCGAATCAAATGTTGGTACAGTCACGGTGGTGATAACATGACATTAGATGAACTAAAAACATTAATACAAAATTACACGCAAAACGATGAATCTGTTTTTGTAGGCACAATAAATGATTTTATTAAAAATGCTGAAGAAAGATTATTAGAGCTTGTGCAAATAAATGTATTTAGAAAAACATCTACTGGTACTTCTACATCTGGTAATAGGTTTTTAAAAGGCCCAGAAGATTATCTTGCATCATTTTCACTAGCTGCAATTGATGCAAATGGTGATTATCATTATCTTGATAAAAAACATCCATCATTTATTCAAGCCTATGATTATGATCCAACACAAACAAATTTAATGGGTAGACCAAAATATTACGCAGAATTTGATGCTGGTAGTAATACAGAAAATGAAGATAATACATTTTTATTATCACCGACTCCAGATGTTGATTACACAATGGAATTAAATTATTTGTATAGACCTCCAAGTTTAACAGTAAATACAGCTGGTACTTATTTATCAGAAAATGCAAGAAATGCTCTTTTATATGGAACATTAGTTGAAGCATATATTTTTATGAAGGGAGAACCTACCTTACAGCAAGAATACGAAAAAAGGTTCGCAGAGGAAATATCAAGACAGAAAAACCTATTTGAAGGTAGAGATAGGCGTGATGAATATCGTTTTGATAGTTTAAGAATAGAGGTAACTTAATGTTTACAGAAGAAATTGGTATAAAAACTGGAACGGTTAATGTAGTAACAACCGATAATAAGGGACTAGATAGTGATCATTGGGCTGATAGAGCAACTAATCACATTATCTCAGTTTCCCAAGATGCTCCGCCTGCAATACGAGACCAGGCAGAAGCATTTAAAGAAAATGTCCACAAAGTGTTGAGATATTATATTAAACAAGCTATATTATCTGAGCGTACGACTATTTGTGGTACATTGTCCCAACAGGGACATGATGACCTCGCTGAAATTATAAGGAGAATGTAATATGGCTATAACACAAGCAATGTGCACAAGTTTTAAAACTGAACTTTTACAAGGTGTGCATAACTTTTTTAATGGATCAGGAGGTGGATCAGCTGGAACAGGTGCAACATTTAAAATTGCATTGTATACTTCCTCAGCTACATTAGGTGCTACGACTACTGCGTATGCAACAACTAATGAAACAACAGGCACAGCTTATAACGCTGGAGGAAATTCATTAACAAATGTGACACCAACCTCTTCAGGAACAACAGCTTTTACAGATTTTGCTGATACAACTTGGAGTACTTCTACTATTACAGCTAGAGGTGCTTTAATTTATAACTCAACACAATCTAACAAAGCAGTTGCAGTTCTTGATTTTGGTTCTGATAAATCATCAAGTTCTGGAGATTTCACTATCCAATTCCCTACTGCCGATTCAAGTAATGCTATTATCAGGATTGCTTAAATGCCACACTTTAGTCTTGAAATAGGTGATAGAGTTAAAGAGACTACGACAACCACGGGCACAGGTACAGTAACACTTGGCGGTGCCTCTCCTGGTTTTCAAGCATTTTCTGCTCTTGGCGATGGAGCAAGAGCACCATATGCTATAGTAGATACCACTAACAATACTTGGGAAACAGGTATTGGAACATATACTTTATCAGGGACAACATTTTCAAGAGACTTTGTTTATGAATCATCTAATTCTGATAATTTAGTAAATTTTGGAAGCGGAGAAAAAGAAGTTTTTGTAACAATGCCAGCTGAAAGAGCGGGAGTTTTATCTGCTGTAGATATTTCATCTGCATCTGGAAATATACGAGGTGTTCAAAAAATTATACCTGAAACAACAGGTGGATTTACATTAGGTGCAATTTGGTTAGGTAAAAATGGAACAGAAATATCAGGCAATGGTCAAGTTTATGTTTTTGACGGAGGTACATATACAATTACTGAAACAGCTTACACTAATGAAATTTGTCCATTTCAAGCAGACTTAACTTTGTCAGGGTCTAGTGTTACATTAGGTGAATTAAATATAGTAGGCACAGTTGTAGTGCCTAATGATTTAGAGGTTATTGATGCTGAACAACACGCTACATTAGAAATGGGTAGCAGTTTAACTTTAAATTCAGCGTAGGAGTATAAAATGTCAAAATTAGTAGTAAATCAAGTTCAATACAATGGAGGTCAAGTATTTACTTTACCGACTACTGCACCGGCTGCTGGTGACTTTTTAAAAACAGATGGATCAGGTGCATTAGGATGGACAGGTGGTAATACTCAAATTAAAAGTGCAGACGGAAGTTCTAAAACTTATACAATGCCAGCTAATAGCGGTAGTGCAGGACAAATTATAAAAACAGATGGTAATGCACAGTTAAGTTATGCAGCACCTGCTGGACAAAATCCTATGGCTCGAGGAACTAATGATGGAATGGTATTAATAGGAAATTCTGGTGATGAATTTGCTGCCGGTAATTTTAGTTCTCATACAATAACTTGTCCCACTGAATACACAACTACACCAAGCGATATAATTGGGTGGAAGATTGATATGCACGGCGTTAGAACTGGTGGCTCAGCAGAGTATTTTTTTAGTGCTACTGATCAAGCAGGAAATGTAATAAACCAATCTACTAACGGTAGTGTAAGAATAGGTATAGTAGAATCTGGTGCTAGTTATCAAACTGGTATTGGTGCTCAGGGCGGTTACTTTAATCAGAGTTCAACAGCAGGTCAGATGATGATAGGTGTAAAATATGCAAATTGGGCTAATTATGGTAATGATTGGAGAACTAATTATGGTGGTGGTAGTTATTGGAGAAATGAAGGCACATTTGCTGAATTTTGGATATATAATAGAGTGTCTAAACCTCAATGGCATGGATGGGCAGGTTATAGAATGGTAAATAATGATTACGGTTTTAATTTAACAAATCTTGCCGATCCTACAACATTTTCAAATAGTTATGGTTTTCCTAGAAATATGGAAAGACAGACTGTGACTAATCATCCAATGGGGTGGAAACTATCTACTAATGGTAATAATTTTGTACAAGGTGTTTGGCAAGTTTATGCAGTATTTAAAGATGGAGTAATATAATGAGTAAAGTTGTCGTAAATCAATTACAGCATTCAACAGGAGGTTCAGCTCCCGCAATAACATGGTTTACTGCTGATGGAACCAACAATCAACACGCTTATTCAACAGATACATCTGGAACATTAGCTTGGAAAACAGGCAATCCTCCACCTAAACAAGGCAATAATGTTAAAATGAATTTTCCAAATTCAATTACAACAGGTAAATCATTTCAAACTGATGGCTCAGGAAATATAACACTAAGATCAGCAGCGGCTCCCTTTACAACGCCAGACGGAAGTGAAGAAGGTTGGAGATTGTGTGATAGATATGAAGTAGCTGACTCAAATGCTGTTGGCACTGTATGGCTTGGTATGCCTAGTGCTTATACAAGTAATTTAGAAAATGTAATGGCTTATAGAATTATAATAAAAGGAATAAGATGGCCTTTAAGTCAGTATTCTACAAATGCTTTTAAAATAAAAGCTACCAATCAAGGCGGCAGTGTTCTTAATACTAACAATCAGGCTCATGTTGGTTATCAATGGCGTAGAGGAAGTAATGGTGGTGGCACAAGTACAACAAGCGGTGCAGGTAATATGCAATATTCTCAAGGTCTTAATATGAGACCTATGTATAACTACGATATGAATAGATATTACCCAAGTACTTATAGTTTTGAGAACAACAACGCAAATAACACTACACAAAATCCAAGTGGTGCTGAAGGATTAAACGCTCAATATGATTTTTACAATGGTAAGATAGGTCCAATGGGTCATTTTTGGTCGTGTTATCAAAGAGAAAATCCAAATTCCACACAAAT